TCAATGTTCTGATCGAACTGACGTATGATCTCTGCGTCTTTCATCTACCATTTCGCCTGCTTTTTGCCGAGGAAATAAATTCCCACGCCGAGGATACCAACGCCTGATACCACCACCAGAATGCCCAAAGTCCACTCGATAATCGCCTGCTTAATCTCCGCCTTACGATATAAAGTTTTCTGACGATCCTTGCGCACTTGCGCTTCGATGCGCAGGAGTTCTTGCCAAGCAGACTGGCCGTAGCCAAACTGAATATATTGCTTAATATCTGCACGAAGAGCCTCCGCCTGTTTCTTTTTGGCAAAGATGTCCATCGCACTGGGGCCACTGCCGCCAAACAGTACGGCATACCACGGCTGGTTCTCCGCTGACTTATGCGCGAACTCTAAGTCTGAAAACGCGCCAGCAAATTTGGCCAGATCATTGGATATGCCGCCAATGTCCTTGCCGAGCTGGATACCCTTCTTGATGGCGGATACGGCGGTCTGCGCTGCTGCGAATGCTGTGAATGGATCAATCATGCTTCAGCAAACCTCATTGGGCAAACATAATGCGGCGGCACGCTATACTTGCGATCATACCATTGCACCTTTGTTATCTTCTCACTGCCGCAGTTGTAGTAACACGACTTCACCAGAACATTGCCTGCACCCTGCACCCATGCGTGTCCGAAGCTCACAAAGACCAGAGCGCAAAGCATCACTTTCTCTCAATCAGGCGGTCTATCTTGGCGTCCAAGCCGTCTAGCCGCGTCATAAGTCTGTTCATCTGGTCGGAGCTGTCCGCCTTGGTGATGTATTCTTCGCGCGTGCGGTTAATCAGTATCTGCAAACGAGTTATCTCGTTCGTCCACGACTTAACCCAGAAACCAACGACTGTGATAACGATGGTTAAAAGTGCGCTCCACATCGTGTCAGCTTCCATGATCGAACTCCATTTATTCGCTGGCACATTAGCACATTTTTACATAGTTATGAACCCGACCCGCGATTGCGCGAGCAACTTTACTACTCAGGATCACCCGCAACTACCGCAGCAGGCGTACCATCAACAACCGCCTGTGCCGCTGCACGTTCAGCCACATCAGTCGTAATCAGAGGGTTCTCAATGGTTTCTTCTACAGGATCTGCGTCCATGTCATCAGAGTAGACCAAGCGTGTGACTGTAGCCTCAACAGGTTCAATGGCTGTCTGCACAATAACTTCGTGCATAACGTCTTCCATCTCCATTGTCTCTTCGTTGAAGACCTGCTCACCTGTGGGCTGCATCTCACGCACTTCCTCACGACCATCAGCTAGAACATACTGTGCTAGTCGGGCTGTGGCTGTACGGTAAGCGGCAAGCTGTTGGTTGAACTGCTTTTCATCAGCCGCTGCCTGTAGGTCTGCTGAAATTTCATTGGCAAAGCAGTCTGCGCCTTGTTCAATGATTGCGTCTAGGACAGCTTGATAGTGGCGGTTGTTAGGGTCTATAGGTATGCCTATATTTATACCATCGGACGTTACAACAATAGCTATATCTTCGCCATTATGTTGTTGAAGTATTGCTTCAGATATAATCATTTTATAACTCCGCATCTAAGGTTAAAGTAGTAGCACCAAGCGAAGATATAAAGTTAACCCTATCATCATCACACACGATCCCAGAGAATGCAAAATATAATGCTATAACAGTGCCATTTGTAGGATAATTTGAAACGGTAACGGAGTTGGGGGTACTGCTAATCCTACTATTATGATCGTACACATAATACGTCCCTGAACTCGCAACAGCAGGGGATGCCCTTAGTGCCACAGGTATAGGGATTGCTACAACTACAGCATCACCTCCTGATGCGCCTCGACCCGCAGCAATAGCAGACATCCCACTATCATAAACGCTCTGATAATACCGCTGACACAACGCCATTTCTTCGCCGTAAGACCGAGGGTGGTCAAACGGGGTGGCGACTTTGCCTAGTTCTAGTTGGACGCCTGTGATTTGGAAGTAGTTAGAGGTGCTAGAAAGCACATTTACCTGCCCTGCTGCTCGTGTGTTGTCGCCAGATGACCATACTCTTTTTACAGATGACCCACCGCTATAATTAGAACCTGCTAGCAACCAAAACTGAACGCTAAGATTGTTAGAGCCAAACGCATTCTGAGACGGTGGATAATCAACAGTTTTGTACTCCCACACACCTGCTTGATTAATGGTATATTCAGCGGAGACATTGGTGCTTGAGGTTACATAAAGCTCAACGCAGTAAGTACCAGTTACATTTGATTTAACCCAGAAAGACAGGCTAAACGGACGTGAAGATGAAGTACCCGTTGCTGCGCCCTTTACACTACTGGCTTCTATTGTTTGATTTAAAACAGAATAATCACTAGATGAAACAGAGCTATCTGCTGTTGTTGGAACAATCTTGAGTGAATTATCAAATCCATCAGGTGCGTCTGTATCTTGGCTTAAAGTAAGGACGGAAACAGAGCCTTCCATTATCTTCCAGCGATCACAAGCTCCATATGTTGATGTAACAACGCCTGTAACACTCGTTCCACGCTGCGCCACCTGCATATCACCATTGATAATCAGGTTCCTACGCCCTGCACCAATCAGGTTAAACTGTTCCTGTGGTGTATCAGCACGAAGCATTGCCTCACCAGCTACACCGCTAGGCTTGCGGAGGTCAGCCAACTCCTCCCGTACATTTATGGCTGGCTTAGATACGTTCACGGTCATGCGTATGCTCCTTTCAGAATATCATGTGCCGCAAGACCACGATTGTAGCGGCTAACTATTGTCGTATAAGCAATGCCTGTTTCCTTGGCCCACTGGTTTAGGTTCTTCGTCATTCCCTTGAAGGTCAGGGCTTTGTTCTTGCCAACAGGACGTGAGACTGCATCTTCTACTGACCAGTCCAATCGTAAGCGACCTGCTATCGTTGCAGTTGTTGTCCCAAGGTCATCAGCCCGCTGAGACAGCGTCTTGCTTTGACCAAACGCCTCTAAGATCGTGTTGTTGCTGCGATTGTTTGCTTGCTCTTTTGCAGTAGCCCAACGGCAGTTAGACAGACAATAACCAAGGTCACCATCAATGCGATCTAACGAGCAACTCTCTGGTCGTTCGCCCATGTCGTTGCAGAAGGTATCAAAGTCATGCCATTCATCGCACACTGTAATACCCCTGCCGCCATAGTAGCTGTAGTACATGTGGTTTTCGTTATAGCAACGAGCCATCATGCTTTTCCATGTGTTGTATGCAGAATGGTTTATCATGCCATGAACAACGCCAAACTCGTTCCTGTAGCAGCCACATGATTTTGTATGACCTGATGTCAGCTTATTAGTGGCAACTTCTGTAGCTTGACCGCATTCGCACTCACAAAGCCAAAATGTCTTTTGGTTTCGGCTGCCCAGCTTTTCTTTTACAGTGAGCCGCCCAAACTTCTGACCTGTTAATTCACGTTTTATCATTGCTCTGCTACCAATCCATTTGAGGCTGAAATAGCTGATGTTACACCAGTGGTGGTGTTATCAACACGACGAAGACCCTGAAATACACTACGTCCTGCACTCGTTCCGACGTGCAAAAGATTAGTTGTATCGTCAAAAGCTAGGGCGGTCACGGCATCTGAGGTTCCATGTAGCACTGCCTTAGCATTCTCTTGAAACAATACTTTCTCATCCTCATATATCTTTTTAATGGCTTCTGGGGATGGTGCTGTGGCTGAGATGCGTAGAAGGGCGGCACTGCCTGTCCAAACACCCACAGAGATTGTCGTGGATTTAATAACATCTCCGTATAGAACAGACATTTCTGGATTAGTGAGCGTATCAAGATTGTGATCAAAAGCATCAGTATCTTTTAATTGCCCGTTTAAGTAACTGTATAAGACACCACTTCTGCGAACAAATGTTACGTGGTTCCACGAACCAACTACCCCTGTCACAGAACTTTGCGCTGATGTGTTTGCCCAAAACTGGTATACGTTTCCAGAGGGGCCGCTTCTAACACCATGCCCGTCTGTTGACGAAACACCTCTGTCGCCGAATGTTACAAGCCCTCTATATGATCCCGACGTTCCATCGTCCCAGAACATAAAGCAGAAGTCCCCAGTACCAAACTCTAGGTCACTGTTGTACGGCTGAAGTAAATAATTAGCCACACCATCAGAACTATACGCCACCAGATCAGCGCCAGAAGCTACAGGGTTCTTGGTTACAGTGCCAAACACCTGCAAGCCCTTGCCGTTCACGCTGCGGTCTTCTTCGGCTAGGCGTACTGAGATGTTGTCGAATGAAGCAGCACCTGCAATTGATTGTGATATACCAATCATCACATAGTAAGTACCTGTAGACGGAGCCGTAACCGTACCAGAGATAGTGCCAGTTGAACCTGATGGTAGCAGAACCTGATCAGAAAGGTCACCATCAGCAGTTGTATTCAATATAACTATTACAGCATTTGCCTCTGATGCCGCTGTTGTAACATCACAAGAAAAAGTATACGTCTTCCCTCCTACAAGAGCCACAGGGGCTTTGGGTTGGTTGTGAAAGCTAGCGCCATTGCGATCTACATCTGCGACACCAGAATTGTATGTAATTGTCGCTGTGGTTGCACTCCACCCACTTGTATCAGTATCAAACGTACCATTAGTCACCAACTCACTGCCAGTAACGTCAGTATCATCAGTGTCGGACAAGGTGGCTAGTTTGATGTCGCCGTTCATCCAGCCTGTGTTGTAGGTGGAGGTTACAAACGCAATCATGGCTTTTGTGTTATCATCAGGCTTTGGTGCAATCAGTGCAAGGTGAGATGTGCCATTACGAAAACCAATAGCATTTGGTACAGCCTTGGCTGCATAACCATTTAGGAAAGCTATGTCTTCTGGATAAGTATCTGCAAAAGTTGCCGTAGTATAATACTGAGAACCTGCGGGTTTAGCTGCGAGTGTAAGGTTAGTATCGACGCTTGGAATATCCAAAACCCGAAAGGCTCGTGAACCCCCAGCAGCAATGTCACAGTCAAAGAACAATCTGTTTTCTTTCGTAAAGGATATGCTGTTTGGAATACCACCCGTAATATCAACAACAGTACCATCATCCTTGATAACACTGACACCACCAGCAGTCGCCACTGCAATAGTAGGCACAGGAAGCCCAGTAGCTGCATCAATAGGGGCGTTGGGTAGCACGGTCATGGCTACATCGTTAGAATCACCAGAGACAATACCAACAGAAGAAAGTTGCGGGAAGGTTGTTGCGTTTACGTTCCTGTCAGCTATCTTAGCATTTTGAACACCATAACGCTGATAACCTGCACCTATTTCATAGCCAAAATCTTCAATAAATTTAATTATAGTAGTGCCATTGTTTACGCCATTGTTTAAGGGGACTACCATTATTCCGTTAAGAAACTGAACGGCTTTTATCTGACGAGTAGTGCCTGCCAGATTTATCATAAAACTACTGTCCAGATTAAACACCATCCACATAGGCAGACTTGGGTCATCACCATCGTAGATCGTAACCTGAGTATTCTCAGCCACAATCACAGCAACAGCAGGGAACTCCTTACGAGAACCACGAGTAGCAGTGTTCAGCGTCTCGTTATACCAGCTTGTGCCTTGTGTGCGCTTACGCCATGCACCACCGTCACTGTCATCGGCTGTCCGATACACGAATACGTCTACGGCTGTGTCTGACTTGGTAGCAGCGACTGCCTGTAGCAACTCATCACGCTGACCTGCAATTTCCCAGCTTGTGCTATTCCAGACGTACAAGCCGCCCAGAGTGCTATCCCAGTACAGCGCACCAGTAAGCAGTGCATTGCCGTCGTTGTCTACAGTAGGTGCAGATGACTTGCTGCCGAGGTAACGATCATCAAACTGGTCATAGCTGGAAGCCGCAGAAGATGCCGAATTAGCTGCATTAGTCTCGCTTGTGGATGCAGCAGATGCACTTGAAGCTGCGTTGGTCTCAGATGTAGCAGCATTGGATGCAGACGTGCTGGCCGCACTGGCTGAACTAGCCGCATTGCTTTCAGACGTGGCAGCGGCAGTCTCAGATGCAGCCGCAGCGGCTTCACTAGCGGCAGCAGCAGTCTCACTAGCGGCGGCATTTGTTTCTGACGTAGATGCAGCAGATGCAGATGATGCAGCATTCGTCTCGCTGGTAGCGGCATTCGTCTCAGATGTGCTTGCCGCAGATGCACTTGATGCTGCGTTTGTTTCAGATGTGCTGGCGGCAGATGCAGAGGAAGCTGCATTCGTCTCAGATGTAGCAGCAGCCGTTGCAGACGCTTCAGCTTCATTTGCAGCAGTCGTGGCAATGCTTTCAGGTGCAACCCAAGCTGTGCCTGAGTAGAACTTCAGGACATCATCTGTCGTGTTGAAGTAGATGTCGCCCTCGGTGAGCGGGTCTCCATCGTTGTCAACTGTAGGATCAGACGCCTTCGGCCCAAGGTACTGGTCGCCAAACTGGTCAAAGATGTTTTCAGTTGCAGCTTGTGCAGCCTCGGCAGCAGCCTGTGCAGCTTCAGCTTCAGTGACAGCCGTGTCTAGGTCGCCAGTAATGCTGTCGGACACATAGCCCAAGCCATCAGTTGAGGTGAACGTAAATCGACCCGTGCCGTTGTCGTATGTAACACCTGTCCAGCCGTCACCCTTAGGGCCACGACCAGCGGAAACAGCTAGGTTCGCAAGAGTTGTTCCGTCCGTAATGCTTACTGTGTAAAGAGCCATGATTAATCCCTTGTGATGTCGCGGAGAACAGACAGCGTAAATGTCTCGGTGGAGTTGACCTCACCGCCGGCCTCGATGAACTCAATGTCCATCTGGTAGCTTCCGATAGGCCAAAGTTCGGTTTGCGCGGCTGTAGCGGAAACGGTAAAAGCGCCGTTGGCGGCATCGGTCTTCGTTACAGTAAATGTTTGCAGGACAGCATCAGCCTCGTCCCTGGCTTGGCTGCTGATAGTCCAGCTAGTGATATCTACTCCAACGCCAGCATTTTCAATCGTTGAGGAGAGTTCGAATGTGTCTCCGCGCTTATGTGTAATGGTGGTCATCAATGTGTCTCCAAAGTTGCTCGCACGTTAGCACAAATGCGGAGCGAGGTAAATTAAGAAGGCTTTTCCGGCCAATTTACATTTGCAGGGTCAGTTGTATTCGCTGGTAAGTCACGAAGAGCTTGACGGTAGGTAGCCCACTCTTGCTTTTTGGCATCTGTTAGTGGGCTGTCGTTGAACTGTGTCCAATCAGAAGCAACTAATGCTTTGTCCCTGTCTTTACGCAAAAGATCATAAGGGGAAGGCTCATCGCTTTCTATCGTCACATCAGGCAATTGCTCAACAGAAGAAATAACAGTCCCGTCAGCCCATTCCTGACCGATGAAATCATTGTTGGCCTCACCCTCAAAGGTGTTGATGACGTTATCATCTGCGTCCTTAATGACCCAACTTCTTTCAACAATAGTCATTATAACTTACTCCAAAACAAACCACCGGGGCCACCAACACCAGAAGTGCGGGAACTATCACATCTAGCGCCGCCGCCGCCGCCGCCTATACCACCGTTTCCTGCTACACCGCTTCCATTAGACCGGACAGAGCCTCCGCCAGAGAACAGACCTCCTACGCCAGCGGTAACTGATGCCTGTGGATCGCCTGTAGCGGCCCCTGCTCCACCTATGAAGCCGAATGTGCGGTTTAAATTCATAATTAACCTTGTGTCAGAGGTGCTAGGAGGCTGACCATAAGGGCTACCCCCAACATTAGCACTTTGTGATGACGTTGTATTGCCGCCGTTATCTCCAAAGAAGCTGACACCAGCACCAGCACAGACTTGACCACCTGAAGTAACCGCTGCACTCCCGCCAGTTCTTGCGATGTTTGCCAGCAATGTTACAACACCTGCGTTGAAGGATACAGTACCTCCAGATGCAGTACCTGTGCTTTGGTAGTTTGGCGCTCCAGCCCCGCCACCGGCAGTAGCAATAATACTTCCACCATAACTGAAAGTTGACGCTGATCCAGCTAAGGCATTTCCACCTGACCAAATACCGCCGCTTCCTCTAGCAAAGCTGAGAGTAGTTGATCCATCCCAGTCAAAGCTAAATATTGCACAACCACCGCCACCGCCGCCGCCAGCAGTATGACTAGTCTCATCTGTATCACTTCGAGTACCAGCACCACCACCGCCAACCATGACAAACACATAAAGACCAGCACCATCTAAATAACTGTTTATGGTTCCTGAACTATCAATGTGACCAAAAGGGCCACCAACCAATGCACTGGTGTGAGAGTCATTAGTAAAGGAAATATCGCCTCTGACCGTAATATCGCCACGGAAAAGACCTGAGTTTACCTCAATGTCACCCGTATCACGCTCCAATTTCCAACCAGAACTATTTGCGACATAGTTATCTGACTCAAGATCGGCAGTAACTTGGATTGCCCCAGATGGCGCGGTGAACACAATAGTTTGAACCGAAGTTACCCCGTCAATGGTCACTGTGAAGTTAGATGACCATTCTCTCAAGGCCGTATCAGTTATTTCAACGCTTGGCTGCGTTAGCGACCAATTAGAAGTAAGCCCTGAGAATGATGCCGTTGATACATTGTAACTGCTGGCAGAAGGGGTGCCTGGTTGATTTGATTGAAGTATTTGATAATAAACCTTGCCAGTTACTACCGTGTCACCAGTCTCCCCCGCGTTACCATCATCCCCAGCAATGCCTATGATAGATGCCGCTGTAAACTCTGATGCAGCAATAGTATCCGTTGAGGTGTTGGAATACGCTGACGCTTGTATAATCCACAGATACTCTCCCTTGGACAAGGATGGGGCAGTTTGAGTCCAGCCATTGAATGTCCCACCAGATAACAGACCTGTAGAGAATGTATATGTGAACGTCCCGGTCGGGTCGGATGGAGCCGAGGCCGTTGATGTCTTGCGCAAAAGGGAAACTGTCGCTGTGTTATAACCATTAGCACCGGGAAGACCATCAGTTCCAGCGATACTTGTAATCTCAGGGGTGCTGAACTCAGTTGACGGAATACTATCGGTTTCCGTGCGAGAGCTTGCTGTAGCCAGAGAGACAAACAAATTATCCCCTTGGCTCAGGGTTGGGGGTTCTTGAGACCACCCATTCAGCGTACCACCACTCAATACCCCAGTGGAAAAAGTATAAGTAAAAGTCCCGCTGAAAAGTGCCGGGGGAGTTGCACTAGAGCTTTTGTTATATAAAAACACAGTGGTATTGTTTAAGCCATCCAAGCCATCACTGGGAGCGTCTAAAGTTGTAATAGCACCTGTTCCAGAAGAAAACCCAGACCTGTTATTTGAGTAATCCACAGACTTTAACCAATAGTAAACGGTTGTTCCACCAGAGAGACCTATATGAGTAAACTCTGTCCCCCCCGAGGTTCCGGCTAAGGTCGCACCAGAGGATGAATTACTTGTATTAAAGTAAACTTCAGTGTGCTTGAAGTCACTGTCTGTAGGGTTTGTCCAAGTTATAAGGTTTGATAGAGTGCCTGGATACCCAGAAACGCTTGAGGGGATTCCCGGTGCGGTAGTGTCCCCACCAGCAGTAAATGTAAGGCTAACCTTTGTTCCTTTGAAGCCATTACTTGCAACCGCACGAACACGGAAAGTGTATTCCACCCCATCAACTAAGGGCGACAGTTCAATACTGTTCGTGTCTGTGGTCGTAGAGTTATAAGCACTGTCTGACGTAGCTTTCCACTCTACTTCATAATAATCAAGGTATGCGTTGGTCGCGGCACTCCAAGTTACTATAACACGATTTATAAACGTGCCATCTCCCTGAGTTAGACCGTCATCACTTACCTGAAGGTTGGCAACAGAAAGACCCTCGCTTGGGGAGGGTAAGTTTGTATTATTGTTAATAATGTCTTGTTCTTCAGCGTTCCAGTCAAAGGCTGCCTCAGATGTCTCTTGCAAGGTCAAAGTTACCCGCAGATCGCCAGCCTCTTGGTCTGACGCAAACTTCCAGCCGATGACTTCAAACTCTTTGCCATCGAAGCCATAGCGATCATTGTCAAAAGCAATGATGTCGCCAACCTCAATGTTGAATGCCTCCAACCCAAAGTCAGCACTGATCGTCATCTGCTCGCGTCCACGATACAGCGTCATCTTCGCGATGCGCTGGGCTGTGGATGCAGAAGTAGTAAACGGCAATGGCAAGTCCAGCAGCATTTCATCGCCGCCATCCTCGGCCTTGAAGGTGTTACTTTTGATTGGCGGATAATCAGCGGTGATAAACTTGCCATCAGCGTTGTTAAACGTACCGCCAACGCCGTTAAAGCTATCCCTGGTGCTTGAGCGAGTTTGCAGGTTGATCGGCCCACGCAGGTCATCAAGCGTCAACGTCTTAACTGGTGCGGTATATGCGCCGACCTTTAGCTTCCAATAACCAGAACCCCAGAACAATGTGCCAGCGCAAGCGGTGGCCATGTCCCCAAGCACTTTGCCTGTAGGGGAATTTGCTTTGACAATGCCGTTGATCGTGTAGCGTTTTTCTGTGCCGCTGCTACTTAGCGGCACATTTTCGTCACTCTCGTTGGCCGCAGCGGAAAAGCTCACATCATCAATCGCGCTGTCATTTAGGCCATATGTGCTTGTGATGAAGTCGCGAATACATAAAGCTGCGTTGTTGCTATATGCCGTTGTAGATGTTCGCGGGTCATATACCTTTTTGCCCTTCACAAGCGCAGTGACAAGCGGAACGCCGCTGGCAAACACTTCGCCATCGTACTCATAACGGACGTAAAGGTAAGCAATGCCATTGCCCACAAAGTCTGCTGTTAGAGCGTTCGGCCCTGTAAGCTCTGACTCAGACAAGAGGTCAGAGGGTGCCAATATCTGGCTACCGTCAAACTTCTGGATGCGGATTTTGCTTTTGTATTCATCGCCACCCTCAGAAAATCCACCATCAGCAGCAGGAGCGGCTGTCTCAACTTTTTCGGCCCATGCTATGTCATTTACGAAATCTGAAGCATTAATAGTAACAATCTCATCGTTTACATAGATGTCGCCAATCTGCTCAACTTCATGCCCAGCAAGAACGATGATCTGATGTAGAAACTTATTCTTTTCGCCAGTGGACTCATAATAGCTGACTGTCCCACCCTTGCGGACTTGGCCGTAAACAAAGTCAACAGGCGCAGTAGCGTCTCTGGCATTGACCAAAGTACCCTGCGATCCAAAAGAGCTAAAGTCAGGCTTTGGGGATAGGGCGGATATTGCCCATGAAGTTACGGCGGTAACAGCAAGATACGTTCCAGCATAAATTGCAGCGATGGCCAGAGCGGTTTGCGCACCAGTTGCAGAAATTATCGCAGTTGCAATAGCCTCAACACGCGGAGCTTTGTCCCAGTCTCTATGCCGCATCACATTGTATGGAAAATTCTTACTCATGATTTAACCCACGCTCCATCAATGTCATCTAGCGGAAGGTATATCACACCAACCTTGTCCAAGAAAGCACCCTTGCTGCCAGTGCATATGCCCATAGCAGCACCTGTCACCCACTTGCGAGCCTTCTTCGTCGTTACAAGCGCACCAAGAGGCGGCACATGCTCAATGCGATCCAGCTTGTCATCCACAGCTCGGTAGAAGTCGCTATAACCAAACTCTTTCACCATTTCACTGCGCCTAAATACCCTGCTACCTTCCATGTAGCGACCAAGCCAATCGTCAGCCCAGCCATCGCCGTGCATAGCCTTGAAAGCGTCGTTGGTGAACGTCAAACAATCGTGCTGACCCCAGACGAATGGTTTGTCACTCATGGCCTTTATGTAGGCGTTAAGTCGCTCGCGTGGCCCCATCAGTCAGACTTGACCTCCCGGCCCCAAACAATGTCACGATCCTGCAAGTCGGCAAGATACGAAAAGAACGTGTCACTTGGATAGCGAGACTTTTGACTGCCATCTGTATAGCGCCAGTTTGACGCTTTCTCCAGGCGCACCAGCTTGCTCTCTACAGTCAAAGAGATCGTGCTGGTGTCACCACTGTCCTCGATGGTCATAACGTCCATCAGACCGCTGAATACCTCTATCGGCGTGCTGGTGTCAGTGGTTCCGAAGTAAACCTTGCAGTCACGGTTCTGATACGGCTCTTGCAGTGCAAGTGAAACCAATGATGCGGGAACGCCAGAAAGCTGCAACGTGATCCGCTTGGCCGACAGATCGCTTACCTCTTCCAGGCCGCCAATGCTCAGAAGGTTGCCTGTGCCGAGATAGGTTTCGCCGCCGACCGTGCGATCACCGTAGCCAGTCCAAAAGCGAACTGGCGCGCTGTCAAAGTCCATCTCAACAGCATAAAAAGGCTGAACCTCTGGCTGGCTCAATGCCGTCAGTAAGGATGCTGGAGTGCTGCGGGTCATATCGCCTCCATCGCGCTGAAGCTGATGCCGTAAACTGAGGCGTTATTAATGCTCCACGACTGCTCGTTAGTCGAGAGCCTGAAACGCCCCTGCGTATTTGATACAGAAACTGAACCACTGCGAGTGCCTCTGACATGAGGCCATATTTCCAAAGCTACATTTCCGCTTGCGTCAGTGCTTGCGTCAACAAGAACCTTGTGAAGAGTGGAGTCATTCCCAGTTCCGATTTGGATGTAATCTCCAGCCAGCAACCAGTCAGACTTGCTAGTGGACGCGCCAGTGACAGAAATTGTTCCGCCAGTCTGAGAAGTGATGATTGGGTTGCCAGGGAATGTAGATGCTAACCCTCTTGAAGTTGAGCAAGTTGTATCTCCCATCAAAAACGTGCCAAACTGACCGCGGAGTGAAACCAACCATGAAACCCACTTCTCGGCATCAACCCGCCTCATAGGTGGAAGACTTACATCAGCGAGCCAGGTTTGGCCTGAGTATGCGTGAGCTTGTCCGGCAAATGTAAACGGGCTTTGAGAATATGCCACCGCATTTTTCGCCCGTAGTTCAATCTCAGCAACGCCTGTATGCGTCGGCAACGAGAGTGGATATGAGATAGCCATTATGCGAAGCCTTTTCCGTATGATCCGCCTTGGCGCTTGGCATCAAGCACCGCAGCCTTCGATGCCTCAACCATCCGTGGTAAAAGCGCACTAACCTCAGAGCGAGTAACGCCACTCTGGAATGTGTTGTTCTGGATGACGGTGATGCCGCCGTCATTTGAACCAAGATTGTTCGTTTGTGCAGCACTTAAAACACGACCGTTGGATTGAGGAACAAATAACTCTCTGCCATGCTCGCCAGTCATATAAGGCTGACCAGCATTGACTGATCGCCCAGATGCTGCCCCAGTTATGCCAAGTGCGTTTCCGATAAAGCCCATAATTCCAGAACCAGCAGACTCTGCCGTTGCTAATTGCCCTACCATTCTTTGAACTACAAGAACCCTGTACAGTTGTCTGATTACATCCGCAGCCATTGACCTGAAGGCATCTTTAGCTGATGCAGTTCCGTCAGCTATTGACATAAAAGCATCTTCCATAGAGCTTTGCATCGTGTTGCCAATAGTTTCAAATTCAGACGCCGTGACGCCAAGTTGCTCAAGTTGGTCTGTATAAACCTTTAAGGCTTTTGCGGCCCTTAAAGAATCTAACTCGCTCTCTGATAAAGCCGACGATTGCGTGTTGGCAAATTCAGCCGCTTCCTTCTCAGCGTTAAACCAAGCGTAAGCAATGTTTTCGATTTGGACAATATCATAGCCGTCCATCTCTTCGCCAGCGTCTTTATAAGCAATCTTCGCATTTTCAATCATTTGATCTCTGCGGCGCTCTAATCTTGCTACTTCCTGCTCAAGAGGTTTGAGACCCTTTATCCCAGTCTCAAAGACAGCATCTTCCGTTGCATCAAGAAATGGATTGAAAATTGCGTCCAAAGCTCTTTGGAGATTGTTGTCAGTGCTTCCTGGAGGTGTGCCTGCTGGCGTCGTTGTTACGCCTCCAGAGGTTGTGGTGGTGGTAGTGCCGCCACCTTGCAGAGCATCAAGCGTTGCTTTTAATTCCGCAGCCGCATTTTGCTGCTCTCGAATTAGGGCCATTGCGTCACGGATAGCAGTCTGCTTCCCCTGAATAAGAGTCAATTCTTCTTGTGCTGCGTCTATTGCTGCTTGCTGAATTTTCTCCTGATCGCCGTCTTTCGCAAACATTCCCGCGCTTATTGTAACCTCACCAGTAGCAAGCTCCCTGACCGTCTCACTTGCTTCATAAGCCTTTCTATTTAGAGCATCCAATTCCTGCTGGTACTCTTTAAGTTGCTCACCTTTACTGATGTTGAAAATCTTATCAAATCCAGCGACAACAGTGAGAGCAAATGTATTAAACTTCGCAGTCATAACGTCCATGACTTCATCAAAAGTCCTGCGCATTGCAACTGAATTTGTAATCATATCATTAGACATAACGACACCCAGGTCTCGCCCGGCAACAGCCATTCTCTCAAGCTGCTCAGAGTTATTTAACAACAACGGCGCAAGCAAAGTTGCATCCGAGGCAATTGCCTCAAGGTAAAACGTCAACTCTTGCTGGCTTACATTCGCATCCTGCAAGCCCTTAACATACTTTCCAAGAGCCTGCTCGCTTGACAGGTTCTTAAACTCTTTTGCAGTCAGACCAACCTTGGGTGCAATATTTTCAAAAAAGTCAGCCAATGGACCAGCGCCAGTTTGGAAAAAGTCACCAAACTTATCATTTACGTCTTTAAGTATGTCGGCGAGCTTTTCCTCCTGAACTCCAAATTTCCTTGCGGCAAAGGTCATTTCTTGAAACCTCTCAGCACTGAGACCCGCAACCCTTGAAAGGTTATCAATACGGACAGCGGCATCCGTTGCGTCTTTTATCATTCGAGCAAAACCGCTTGCAACAACGCCAGCAGACAGTGCAACGCCAAACTTTGAAGCAACCCCAGACAGCGCATCAAAAGACTTTCCAGTTTTGCTTAATTGTTTTTGAGATTGCTGCGCAAAACGCTCAACGCGCTTTTGGCTGCGGTCCATCGCTTTTGTGAACTCTTTGTCACGGGCCGCAAGAATGATGTTTAATTGTTCTGCATTAATTGCCATCGACTCGCCTCACCAGCTCTTTGTAGTCACCCGAGGTCATAGCTTCTGCGCCAGCCTCTTTAGGTGAATGTGCATCAGACCAACCCTTAAATGCAACCCATGTATCTTTCGGGATCATATCACGAATTTCTTCTGGATGTAAGCCAGCGATGATCCCGTTGCCGATCATGGACCTGACGTTTAGTCGGCTATGTCTCCGACCTCCGTCTTTTTTTTTAATTCTTTTTCTTCACCAACGTCAGGCATAAACGCAACACCGAGAAGGGCTTGAGCAATTTGATAAAGCCTCAGCAGGTCTTCTGGCGTGCAGTCATTAATAACCGCATCAGCCTGCGCGTCTTTCATGCCACCGCCGACCAGACCCAAGGCCACAAGGTCGCGCACCTCTTTGCTCGTCGGCTTAGTGCCTCGGCTAAAAAAGCCATCCCAAAGGTCAAATATACCGC